TGCCGTTTAGGTTAGACTGAACGCCTGATGTGCTCAGGTTGTTAGTAGTCAATAGAAGCGCCACATACATCTCAACGAGTGAGCGTAGTTGATCAAGTGGAGGATTAGAGTTCTTGAACTCAAACGTCGGAACAGGATCACCTTCTTCGTAGGTCAGACGTACCGCTTTATTCGGTCCCACCTTATATGTTTGAGGAAGGTCCTTGCCGGTAACTACAAGCTGACCATACCCTTGAGTAATAGCGATGTGGTTTACATTAGTGATCATCGAGTTGATAAGAATACCACCATCAACTAAGTCATCACCGCCTTGTGCCCAGAATGTTCCGTCTTGGTCCTTAGCGAAGTTAACGAAGGGCTTCTCCCCGATTGGATTTAGCTGATCGTTTGGGCCGCCTATGATCTGACCGCGATCATCACATACGAAGTGGTAGCTGTTAGACCAGAAAACAAATTGGCCTGTCTTCTGATCGGCTGGGCTGTCGGCGATAATCTGATCGATGCCATCACTGATAGGTGGGACCAATCCCATAGGTGAGGAAGTGCGGCCATCGCTGTTAGGTCGAACTGCTTGAGCACGTCCCATCTCTGGGCTGTAGTCGCTAAGGATATAGCATAGAGCGCGTTCACGCTCGCCGGCGATCTCGACAACATCGTATAGGTAGGGAACGAGCGGCGTTACTTTAACCACTTGCTCGCCCTCGATGTCAGTCGGTTGAGGTCGGATGTATAGAGCGCAGTTCTTTGATAGCTCTAGGAAGCGATTGGTCTTTTTCATCGCATTATTGATGTCGGCTTCTTTCTCTAGGACTGAGATGTCGGAGCCTTCCATTTCACGCTCCACTCCATAAGAGTAGACGCGTGCTTTCTTGTCGATGACCTTGCGGAGGAAGGATAGGTTAGATAGGGCATAGGCCATTTCATTAACGGTGTTTGCGTCGAACTGCCTGATGAGTAGATTCCGAACATAGAAATGCGTCTGATCTTTATAGCATTGATAACGCTTGTAAGCCTCGGCCTTGCGGTTCTTGTTCTCGCTAGACCCGATTGCTTCAATAATCTTCTTACGAATTGCTGGGTCTCTTAGTTGATCTTCATTTTGTAATATCATCGGAACTTAATAATATCAGATTTTTCTCTTTTTCCAGACATAGGGTAGAGAATATCGCACCCATAATCCAGACCATCTGACGCATGAGTAAGAGCCTCATTCTTTTTAACCTTCTCGAAGGTATGCGGGTCCTGTTCCACCGCTCTTAGATCCTTGCGCATGGTTGGCATTTTATCTGGGTTAAACATGATAACGCGCTTATCCAAAAGGTTGTTCACGTTAAGCTGCCTAGCTCTCATTCGTGGAGCGGCCGGCTTAGCTCTTACCTCAAAGCCAGCGTTTCTCAGAATGATGTGATCTGAGTTCCCAGACGTTCGTCGATTCTTACCAGCAGGGTCGGGATAGATGATCGTGTTGTCCGGTGTGAAATCGTTAGCTAGTAGAGCGTTAACCATCTTATTGGTGTCGGCGTTGTCAGGAATAACGATCTCAGTAAAGCCAAGTAGGCGCCCTCCTATCTGGTGCCACATGGTGGCAGTCATTCGTTGAACGTTGAAGTCGAGAAAGCAATGAGTGATTTCATGCTCCACACGCTGAATAGTTTTGTCTTCGTTGGCGTCTGTGAAGGCGTAGTAGAATTGGTTGCCGTTTAGGTTAACCCATAAGCCTTCAAGATAGGCTTGAAGAGTAACGGAGTCGTAACTCGCTCGCAGTGATTGGATGTAAGCTGGGTCTATGTTCTCGGCGTTGTCCATTGTTTTGGCATATAGGATGCGTGAGTTTTCCATGGGCTTCTCAACGAACAGATCGTGCATGTAATTGCCGATAGATTCTGGCGTACCGCTTGAATAGATTTGAGGATGCGCAGCGCCCTTGACTCGAACGCGTCCGATACATTCTAGATATCTCTTACGCGATATGAGAGTGGCCTCGTTAATCGCCATGTCAGAAAGGTTAGGACCTCGAATCTTGTTCTCAGCAGTGAACAGGTAGAGCTTTCCCTTGCACCATGGGAAGGTGAAGACCTTATCCGTTTGGTGGTAGCGATGCGGAACTTTATTCTCGTCGAAGATTTGCTCGAACGTAGGCAGCACGTCCTTCTTAAGTTCGGCGTAGCTAGGAGCTGTTAGACCGCCTGAGAAGTTGCGATTGATCCAACGAAACTTGATAGCCTTCATACATAGCGAATAAGTTTTTCCTGAGTTGTGATGGATCGCACCGTCCTCTGTAACGTAGTTATTGGTCTCCAAAACGTGCATGTCCCAAACCCATTCGGCTGGTAGTTTTTCTATTGCCTGAATTGTGGATTTGTTTAAGGTGCAAGGCAATGTATGATTTAAAGAAGATGCGGACAATGGAAGCGCACCTAGGGCGCTACTTAGAAAAAGCGGAAGTGGTTGACCATGTTGATGGCTGCCACCTTCATAACGCGATAGAAAATCTTCGGTTGTTTGCCTCAAACGGGGATCACTTAAGAAGCACGATTGCGGGACGCGTTCCAAGCTGGAGTCCAAAGGGGTTTCTGAATATGAAATTTCGTCGCCTACCGAAAGATCGCCAACGTGTCGATACATATGATCAGCGCAAAAAACTCGGTGAAGTGCGCTTGCTACAAATTCTCCTCGCTCATGCACGACTCGATAAAGAGTCTCCTTACCTTTTGGGAACGCATGGCTACCTAGAGAAAGCTGAGATCGATTACTCTTCTCGTTCCAAGATAGAACAGGCTGTGACTTCGTTATATCTGAAATGGGAACTAGACCCGAAGCCGTTCTTATTAAAGATGAATCTATAAGACACGAATATCCACCACTTAGGTGGATGAATCTAGAGTGCATATCGTTGTGGAAATCCGCTTGATGCGGAAGCATCTTATAGCGGATGTTAAGTTTCATGATGCTCCATGCGTGTAAACCCTCTCAACCGACTCGGTGCTGGTTTGCGAGTTGGTCTTCTGGTGTCTGATGGCCATAACCACCTTCATGTCTGGTGGCGCGGTGTATTCAGAAACGAAGATTCGGTGCGGGGATGTACGCACCCATTGCCAAAACTTATCGTGATCGAATGACCGCGTGTATCCGGCTGTGTCGGCGTACGGTGGATCGCAATAGATAACCGAGTTCGGAAGAATCGGCACCGACTCATAACTTAGTGACGTGGTAGATAATCGCGCTGTAGTCTGTTCGAGCCGTTGGAGCCGTTCGAGCCGTTCGAGCCGTTCGAGCTGTTGGAGCTGTTGGAGCTGTTGGAGCCGTTCGAGCTGTTGGAGCTGTTCGAGCGTACGCGTTTGGACATTATCTTTAACACGGCAAAACTTTTCTCGTGTAATCCTACTACATACTAATCGCCTAGCAAGAATGGATAGATGCTCCGGCCAGCTTGTTATCCCGAGTAGCTCGCTCGCTGTCTTATCGAACTCGCCGAACACCACGGCCATGTGCAGCGACCGCTTGTAGGCTTCAATGTCCTTACCGAAGATATAGGTTCTCTGATTGTTCCCGAAGCTCCACACGATGCGCGTATAGGCGCAAGTCGCTTTACGAGCGTCGAACATCTCACGAGTAACCCACTCAGGTAGAAACCTGTCGTATGAATAGCGTCCGGCGATAACGTCCTTAACTAGCTCTACTGTGCTTGGCTCAAGCTCGTTATAATGAACGTGGCACTTTCGGTGAGCCAGCATGAAGTGAGACACAGAGAACCCTCCACCGAATAGGTCATAGAAGTTCTCGCACTCAGGAAACAGCGTTGCGATCTTATGGATGATAGATTGCTTGCTGCCCTGATAAGGCAGCCCGTACTTATCCAATTAGCACGCCACAGTTCGGGCATGATGCCATGTCGGATTCTTTCTCGGTCAGACCTTTCTTTCCCGAAGGCTCGTCGAAGTTGATCTCCGGTATACGCAGCTCATTCAATCGCAACGAGCGCATAAATTCATCACCCAATGCGCCATTGATATCGTCTAACAATACGTTGATAACATCATTAAACTCACCGCCGATAGATCGATTGTTTAGAGTTACATTAAGCGCTTTCTCTTGTGCTGGCTCGAGGTCCACATATACGACCGGCACTTCCTTCATTCCGATTATCTCAGCAGCGCGAAGCCGTTGATGGCCAGACACAAGAACGCCTGATCGTTTGTTAACGACAAGCGGTTGAGGCATACCGAACTTGCGAATCGATTCAACGAGTCCCGACAATGCAGCCTCGCTGATAGTTCGTGGGTTATACTTGGCGGGTTTAATGTCCCCGATAAGTACCATGTTACTCTTCGTAGTTGAAACTGATTCCATCGATGTTATCCATTTCTTGAATAGGTTCATCGCGCCATGTTGTGGTGTTCTTCATAAAGAAGATCAACGCAGCAGCGTTGCCTTTAATCTTTCCGGTCATCAGGCCTTTGCTGATATTCTCTAATCCGCGTTGCAGTCCTTCGCGTCCACGCTTTCTGGCATCGGAAAACAATGGGTTCACTTTACACCATTCGTAGAGTGTATCTCTATGAACGCCGATGACATCAGAGAATGATTCGAAAGAGTTCACTCCACGCATATAGTTGATTAACTGCTCGCAGTATTCTTCTCGGTATGTGGTAGGTCTTCCGGTCTTCTTCGGTTTAGCCATCGAGTAGCTCCTCCATATTGATTAATGCAGGTGAGTGATCAGGCGCTTCGTTGATACGGTTAGCTAGTCGATCAATCTTAGTTGCTTGCTCGTTTGCAGCGATGATAGCTGACCTGGCTGACATAGACATTTGATCTTCGTCGAACTTGGTTTTCACCGAGCGCATGAGCAGGTCGGTCATATCGTAGACAGCACTTTGAATTGTTTCACGTGAAACCTTTGGAACTTTAGCGAACTCACGGTGTAGGTTATCGATAAACGCTGGGACTCTTTCCTGAATGAGTAGGGAGTCTTTGAGTTCTTGAGGGTATGGCAGCATTGTCACTGCCTCTTGGTAGCACTTAATAACGTACTCTCTCATCCGAGGATTCCGGTAACGGGTTCAGGCTCTTTCATGTTCGAGTTAGTCATGAACAGTGAGGCGCTTTGAGCGGCTTCAGCGGATATACTTCTTGGCTTAAGGATTTCAGAACGCAGGTATTCCATTTCGTGGGTGTGGCCATCGTATGGAACTTCGATGATTGTTTTGCGAAGCTTGCCGTTAACCTTTTTGAGGACTTCTTTTTTAGCAGGTCCTACTTTGTAGACCGGCGGGCTATCCGCAGTACCAGCTTCAACGATAGAAATATCATGAAAGTGACCATTAATTGGGGTGCATCTCGATTGAACGGTTCCTCTAGAATCGATAGTGTGGAAGAAATGGCAGTGTTCAATAGTTGTCCACTCGCTTGTATTAAGAGCCCCAT